ATGAGCCATACGCGCCAGTCTCCCGGCGGTGGCAGTTGATTACTCCGGGCTTCTTGGTGGCTCCATAGGTATCGAGCCGCCGCGATCCGTTCCGCCGGCGAGAAGTTGAGCGAGTCGTTGGACTTCCCGGTCAATGTCGGTACCACCTTCGTATGTAGTCACGTCCGCCGTGATTCGAGTCGGAGCGTCGAGCCCTAACAGTTTCGCACGTCGATCCATGAGTCGCAGGATCGTGTTGGCCGCCGGGATCTCGCCGTCGAGCGCATGCGGCCAGATAGCGCGCTGGAGTCGGTCGAGTCGGTCGAGTTCAGTCTGACGAGCCTCATTGGCTCCAGCCTCGACGAGCGTCCGCTTGAGAGCCCGGTGATAAGCGAGGTATGCGCCTTGTGGAGTCGCGTATCCCACGGCGCGAGCCGCCTCGTCGTAGGTCGCTCCGGCTCGTCGCAGTTCGAGAACCTGACGTTCCTTCTCTATGACTTCGGGCTTCGGTGTCTGATTTCTACTGGCCATGTATCTAGTCGATCTCCAGTTCCGAGCGTAGCAGGCGGACGGCGAGCGAATGGTCGCCTGCGGTGTTGATCCGGATCTTGTGTCCGGGGAAGGCGTCCCAGAGGCGAGTCGTCTTAGTCCGTCGGCCGGTGATCCATGACTCGGACTGCGTAGATCCACGGGACGCTCGACGAGCGGCGGCCACGGATCTCGGGCAGTGCGCCCAAACGAGAGTCGTCGATCGAGTGAGCGCTCCGAAGAACTTCATCGTGGCGAGACGGTCGCCTTCCGCGAGGATCACCGGAGTCGAGGATCCATTGACGTAGTCGATCGCGATCGGGAGAACTCCCATAGAGAGACGATCCGTCCCGGGGAAGTCGCCTTCGATTGCGCCGAGTTGAGTGACGAGGATCGAGGGACTATTCGGACGCGAGTAGTCGACGTGAGCGAACGGACGTGGTACTGGATCCGATACCAGATCGGCCAGAGCGTCCCGGACGAGAGTGGACTTCCCGGAGCCCGGCTCCCCTATGACGTAGACGAGCCTCATTCGAAGACAGTCTCTAAGACGTTCTTGGCCAGAGCCGGAGCGAGTGAGTAGCCGGATCGGTGAAAGCCGCTCCAGCGCCATGCGCCCTTCGGAGCAGAACGATCGAGGAACTCGGAGCGCTGGAGTCGTTCACCGTCAATACGGATCCAGCCGTCGAGAGTGGTCAACCAGCCGAGCCGGATCGCCAGATCCAGCAGTTTCTCTCCTTGAGCGACGCCCTTCGTCATGGTCGAGGCGGACGAGGATCCGATACGAGCGACTGATCCCACTCGGGTAGCGACGACGGTCTTGTACGGTGCGACGTTGTGAACGGAGAGGTCAGTAGTGACGGCGTTCGGATCATCGTGGACGTACGTCGATCCATAGGTGTAGCGGCCTATCCCCTTCCCGTCGCACCATACGATCTTCCCCGTGAGCGTCTCACCGTTGATACGGATCGAGGTATCGGAGAGAGCCGTGGCCGTTCCAATGAGATCGGGCTTGATAAGCGGCGACAGTGGATCTACGGCCCACCAATCATTCTGCTCCCGGACGGAGTCGTCTCGATAGGTCGTCACGATTGCGCCGTCGATTACGTCGACTCCCCATTTCCGGTAGATCTCCAGACTCTCGAACATGGCGGCCCGTTGTGTAGCCGGGAGATAACTCGGTCGTAGAACGGCCAGAGCGACCTGCGAGTTGCCGATCGAGTCAGCGACGACGGTCGTCTCGATACCCTGATCCCGGGCTTCGCGAGCGAGGCACGATCCAGCGATACCGGATCCGACAATTATGAGTCGAGTCATGAGTCGAGGATCTTCGGTAGGGCTTCTAGGATCATGGCGGCTACGAGGCGATGAGTGTCTCCAGACGAGTCGAACGCCGGATCGGGAACCTTACTAACGTCAGCGTCGAGCCACTCAATCAGTGATCGAGCAGATCCGCCGAGCGCGGCGACGTGCTTTAGGTGCGACGGCTGGAAGCCGATAACCAGATCGGCCCACTCGACAAGATCGGCAGTCAGCGCCGTACTCCGGTGTTGGTGAGAGCCCGGGATACCGTTCTCGATCATCGTGACGCGCATCTTCTTGGCCATAGGTTTCCCGGCTTTGAGATTGGTAGCCGCCGATCGGACTTCGTGGCCGGGGAAGGCGTGTTGCGTAATGACGTGAGCGGCCGCAGATCGGTTTATGTTCCCCGTACAGACGTAGAGGATTCTCACTACGTCCCCTTCGGGAACTTGGTCGACTGGTAGCCGAGTTCGAGCGTATGGCGGTATCGCCGGAAACGAGGAAACGCCCATACGCGAGACGCGTAGATCTCGTCCGGTGGAGTCAGTGAGTTCAGAGCCGCGTCGATAACGGCGAGGCACCACGAAGCCGCAGACTCGATCTCAACCGGGTTGTCTGTTCCGGGGAAATGACGGAACTCAATCGTCCCGTGTTTCCAGAGCGAGCGGAGATTCATTCCCGTTCGAGGGACTGATCGGAAGTTCTTGGAGCCGTCGGCCTGTGCGTAGAAGTGTTCGTGGCGAAACTCCGTCGGTGTTGTCGCCTTCATCATCGCCTCGTATCGAGCGTCGTCGAGGGACTTCTGGTGCGAGACGTATCGACGACTCTCCCGTTTCCGGGCTCCTTTGTACGCGTCGTCGGACTCGTAGTCGGATCGACGTGGCTTCGGGATCGGCTCGATCACGGAGTAGACGAACGGCTCGATCGAACGGAGATACGAGGCGACCTGCTTGAGCATGATCAGATCGTCGGCCAGTCCGGGTATTCCGATGTGAACGTGGAGATTACAACGGTAGTTGATCGTCGGCGTGAGGATCTCCGCGAGGCTCCGTACAATGTCGGCCTGTTCTACGGCGGTCGAGGTAGGTCGAGTGTTGATCTCTCCGCCGAAAGGGTAGACGCCCTTCGGATCGTTCGCGTGTCCGTCAGAGTTGACGATTGAGTTGTCGGCGTGATTCCACGATCCGAGTGTCTCCGGGATCTCGATGCGGCGATCTACGTCGGCCCATTCGAGTTCTAATCCCACGGTGAGATCCGTCCGTATCATCGCTCGACGATGACTCTCGTCTTGGCGTAGATCTTCTTACGATCTTTGTCGATGCCAGTCCAGCCGCCAATCTCGCCTAAATAGCGATGATCGAAGACGTTGAGGCGCGCCTTCAGTATCAGATCCCGATCGACTGGATCGGCTCGATACGACTGTTCGAGCAGTTGGTCAATGTCGGCTCCGAGATAGTAGCGACCTTTGACGAGAGAGTGAAAGTCGCAGAGGCTTGTCTCGATTTGAGCCACGTCGGACTCCCGGGCCTTCCTAGCGAGGTGAAGAGTGAGAGCGTCGAGGTAGGCGATCTCGGACGGCGTGTTTCCCTGCGGCATGTCGTCAAACAGAAGTTCGATCCCTCGTCGCGGCCCGGACGAGTGAGCATGCCCGGCGTCGGTCGCGGCAGTCGGAGCGCCGATTACTTTCTGGAGCATCTCGGCCTGCTTGTAGGCGGCCCACCGTCCGTTCCCGTGAATCGAGGCGATTCGATTATTGAGTGCGGCCCACGTCCAGTTCTGCGAGAGCCAAGCGTACGGTTGTCCTTCGAGATCCCGAGCGAGCGCGTCGAGGTGGCGACGTAAGGCCGCCGGAGATCGGTGAGCGCGACGTTCTGTCCCGGTGAGAGTGATTGCCGCGAGGTCGTCGATGCGACTGTCGAGGTTCGCCATGTTTCCGCCAGTGAGACGAAAGGCTTTGAGAGCAGAAGCGACGTGGTAGTAGGTGACGTGGCAGATAACCAGCCATGCGGCGGAGTCGAGGTCGAGTCTCTCGGACTCAATGATCGACCGATACACCGGATAAACGGGATCTATGTCTCCAGTCGACACTTGAAGATCGTGCCAGCGAAGGTAGTCGTCGAGTATCTCACCATTGGACGGCGGAACTCCGGGACGATCCATACTGCTAGTCACGGGTCGTTCGCCGCTTGGCTTTGAGTATCTCTTCCTCGGGAGTCGTTGCGCTTCCGAGGTTTTTCCGCGTGTACCAAACGATTGTGTAGCGATAGGCGTCCTTGCGCGTCTTGATAAACGGGACGACTCCATGCCAGATTGACTGCCCGTCGAAGAAGATCACGGAGCCATTCGGGACGCCGAGAGTCACGTCGTACTCCGGTAAGTGGAGTCCGCCGCCGCCGACGTTCTTCCGCAGGCAGAGCATCATGCTCCACGCGCCGGTTATGTTCCCCGAGTCGAGGTGATAGGGAAGTGCGGCCGTGTCGTTGATCACTCCGGACGTGTACGGGACTCCACCGATCCACCAATCGGTGCGGATCTTGGCGGCTACGGCGTCATGGTGTTCCCGTGACTGATCGGGAGCGACCTGCTGAAACTTTTCCCATACGTCACGTCCCACGATCTCCAGAAGTGTCGCTAACTCCGGGTAGTTCTTGTAGATCACGGCCGGAGACGCGGCGTACTGTCCCCGGAGTGGACTGACTGGCATGTACCCGAACGATCCCACTTTGTGCGCCATGCCAGAGACGCGGACTCCACGGATACAGACTCCAGAGAAACGGATCCAGCGCTGGAGAAGACGGCGTCGTTCGAGTTCAGTGTCGTCGAGTAGGTACTGGATCGCGACGATCTTTCCCGTGTCGCGGTCGCGGACAATGACGGAGTCCATGACTCCTTCGAGTTCTCCCGGCGCGGTATGGTGACGATCCGTCGGAGTGAACTCTCGCTTCGATACGAGGATCTCTCTCATGGCAGAACTATACCGAAAGTGGTATCAGTCTGACTGATCATCGACTGCGCCAGAGGCACCAGATAGCGAAGGCCATAAGAAAGATCCAGAGCGCCCAGAACTCGACGAGTTCACTCACTTCTCGGACTCCGGACGATTGACGTACTCGGCGTACGTCGTCCAAGTTTCGTCTACTTCGTCGCACTCATTTCCGGGCATGTCGTCAGAGGCGGCACTTGTACAGATTTCTGGATCTTCAACTTCAGTTTCTAGGCCGCTGAAGTTTCGTTCTTCGGTTGATTCCGTGTCGCACGAAATCGTTCCAGAACTGGAACCTTTAATAGTGTCTGACTGTATTAAAGGTTTGTCCACTTCTCCCTCACTTTTGGATTCGATCCCGGCGGCCTTCATGACTTCCTTCGCCCACTCCGGAGCCTCATGTCCCTCAAAGAAGCCGTCGAGAAACTCGGCCCACTCGGACGGAGTCCACGGCGGCGTCGGAGTTTTTTCACGGAGTCTTATCACCATTGTCCAGCGACCGAACAAGAACTCGATACCCGAGGTGTACCCGTCGC